CCCCACCTGAACGGCGGTGAACTGCGTGGTCGCGCCCAGCTCCCGCGCCGTGGCTTCCAGCGCCGCCATTTCCTCCGACGACGCGCGGGACACGGCCCCCACCTTCGCCATCTGGTCTTCAAAGCCTGCGGCCACGCCCACGCAGGCTCCGAACGAACCGAGCATGACCCCGGCGGCCAGCGCCGCCGGAGCCATGGCAAGGGCCAGATTGCCCATGCGCGTTCCCAATCCCGCCGTGGCCGCGTTGACGCCGCTCATGGCCCTTCTTATGCGGTCAAGCGGGCCGGACAGCATATCTACTAACGAAAGAGTTGCGAAAACGCTGAAAACTTCCATCGTTATTCCTTTCTGACGCCCCAGAAGCTGCGGGACATGGAGGCAAAGTAGCGCCGTTCCATCCATACGGCCCGGCGCACCTGTTCCGCCCACTCTTCAAGGTTTTCCTCCGGCGCGGCGTGCAGCCAGAACTGAATCAGGGCGTCGCCCTGGCCGTAGCCGTCCGGCTCCGCTAGTTTCCCAGGTCGCTAGAAATGCCCACGCCCTTGATGATGGCCGTGGCAAAGCTGGTGGCAATGCCGGGGTATTCCTCCATCTTGTCCGTGAGCGCCTGTTTGTCGTCGGGATGCACCACTTCCAGCAGCAGATTGCGGGACGCCTGGCCGGGATTTTTCGGCGCTTTATCCTGCAAACGCTGAATCTGCGTCTTGGTCGGCTTGGAAAAGCGGAACGTCAGAGTCACGTCCAGCGCGTCTTCCGCGTTCTCCCCGGACCACGGGTCAGAAAAGGTGTGCGAAAAGGAAACGTACTTGCGGTTGTTGTCTTTGGCTTCAGGCATGATTTGCTCCTGTGTGTTCTGGCGGGCGGGATTGCCCGCCTTTTCTGAAAACATGCCATGAAAATGAAGAACGCGCCCGGAAAGGGCGCGTTCCATGCGAAGCTTTTTTCCCCACGAACGGGCTTACAGAACGGCGCTCGCACGCTCCTTTTTCGCAGGGACGCCGTTCCACAGAATAGGTTTCAGGATGGTGAACTCGCACGTTACAGGGCTGACGTTGTCGTCTCCCTGCGAACCGCCGCCACCGCTGAACTTGCTGATTTTGCAGTCTTTCAGCGTATCCGTGATGGTTTCCATGTCGTCATTGGCATAGCTCACCACAATGGTGAACGGCGTATGGTCATAGATGCCGCCGCCGTCGGCGGTCAGTTCCTTCTTGAGCTTTTCCCATTCCTCGCGGTCCAGAACCATGCTGCCCGACGCCTCATAGTTGCCGCGACCGTAGCCGCGCGGGATGCTCCCCCTGCCGTAGCGCGCAGTGACGCCCTGGCCGTCTTCATACTTGATTTCCGTAATGGCCACCGCTTCCCCGCCGGGCAGGGTCACGGTGATGCTTTCCCAGTCGTATTTGTTGCCGTTGGCTGCCATAGCTTCTCCTTACGCCGCCAGCGCGTAACTTTCGATACGCGGGTCAAAATTCGAGCCCGCGTAAGTGTAACGGTTGTACAGCCTGATTTCACGGATGATCGGCACGCCTATGAGCGTGATTTCAACCGCCACGCCGTCCCGCGCCACGTTCTGCCCGGATGGAATGTCCACCACATAGCCCGCCAGTTCTCCCGCGTCCGTCATGGCGTCAAGCGCGTTTTCAAGCTGCGCCTTGAGGTAGGCAAGGCCGCCTTCCCGGTCCGGGCGGAGCGGGTCCCCGGCTTCGTCGTACATGCTCTTGAGCGCGGCCTGCCGTGTCAGACGCACAGCCTTGAACGTGGTCCGCAGGGCTTCCTCGTAACGAAAATCGCTGCTGTCTTCCGCCAGCGTCCGGGAATCGCCCCAGTAGGTTCCCTCCATCCCCGCGTACTTTTTGGCCGTCAGGAACCCGGCCTCTTCCAGCGCGGTGCGTACGGCCTCCCAGCCGTCGGGCAGAGAAAGCTGCGATACGGGGCCGTCTTTCACGCGGCCCGCCGCGCGCTGTACCGGAATGGACATGACCCGCCCTGATTGCAGCCCCGCCGCGTTCCGAAGCCGCGCGGCTCCCGTGCTGTCCGTGATTTCCCCGTGCTGCGCGCACACCGTGACAAAGCGGCAGGCCACTCCCTGCTTTTCCGCCAGTAGCGCGGCGGCATAATCGTTCAGGTCTTCCCCGTCATGGGGCAGGCGGGCTTCCAGCTTGAAATACGTCGGGCGCTGCCGGTTCCACAATTCCTCGGCCTTGGCCTGCGCCGCCGCCCAGTCCACGGAATCGGAAGCCCCCACGACATGCACGAATTCCACATCGTAAATGCCCAGGGGCGTTTCCAATGCGTCCAGAACGTCCACAATAGAAGGCGAGGGCGGCAGCAGGCGGCATTCATACGTCGTGCCCGCCGCATAACTCCCGACAGGAAACGTCACGGACACGCCAAAACCCGGCACTTCCGCCTTGCCGTCCACGGGTATGGTCCGGGTCTTGCCGAAATTGTCCCCGCCGTCCGTGGACAAGCGCCAGGTACCTTCGTTTCTGGCTCCGCCCTTCACGATCTGGATGACCAGTTCCGCGCCGTCCAGAACGCCCGTGGCCTCTTCCGTCACTTCCACAAGCGGGCTTTCCGCGTCGCCCACGCGGTACACCGGCCCCACCGGGCAGCGCACCGTGAAAGCATAACTTGCGCCCTGTTCCAGTACCGCTTCCTCGGCAAATACCAGTGTTGCCCCCGTAGCCTCTTCCCCGGAGCTGATGGGGTTCTGCGTGGCGGAGGGGACGGGTTCGGCAAACGTCTTGCCGCCGTCCGTGCTGATTTCCAGCGTGGCGGTGCCGATGACGCCCGCCGTCGCCACCCGCGCCACCACATCCGCATTGTGGGAGGGGTAGCCGGATACCGTGGCCGCAACGTCCGTGCCTTTTATTTGCAGGGCGGAAATGTAACCTCCCGGCTGTCCCTGCACCGGAACCGCCACCAGAAACGGCTCCTGGCCGCCCGTGTTGAGCATGTCCCGCACACGGTCAACCAGCGGCCCCGTGCCCAGCATGGAACCAAGGTCCGTCCTCTTGCCGATGAGGTACGCCTTGCCTACCGTGCCCCCGGAGCAGACCCCGGCCACAAGCGCCTTGCCGTCCACACCGCCCGTGGCTATGCCCGATGTCCCGTCTATCAGATAATGCAATACGTCGCCCATGATGCCTCCTTACGCCATGCGTCCGCCGCCCAGGCGGCGGCGCTTGAGGCTGTTCAGCGCCTCCCGGTACTCGGCGTCGCTTACCATTTTGCCGTCTTCCCAGCCCATGAAGCGGCACAGGGCCGCCTGCTGCCACGAAGGCACGCGGTGACGGTCAGCCAGCACGGAAAGGCTTTCCAGAGCCTCCACATCCGTTTCCGGAGCAGCGGGCGCTTCCGGCGTTTCCACAGTTTCCGGCGTCTGTTCCCGCGCGTCTTCCACATGGCCTTCCTCCTGCCCCGGAGCGGCCTGTTCCGAAGTCTGCTCTGCGGGCGTCGCGGCGGCCTGCTGTTCGTTCTTTTCCTCTGTCGTTTTCTTTCTGGCAGCCATATCGGCCTCCTTGTTATTTGAATGTCGGGTTGATGGTGAAGGAAGGAATCAGCTTTTCCGCTTCCTCCTTGGTGATCCGTCCGGTAAAGGTCAGCACGAACAGCCGGTTCACCTTGACGAAAACTTCAATGACTTCATCACCCACGCGCTTGTCCGGCGCGCGGGAAAACGTCGCTTCCCGCGCCCGTACCTTTATCCAGTTGCCCCGGCTGTCGTTCCCGCCGCGTGGAAGCCGAGCCACAAAGTCCACGCTGAACGCTTCCAGCCAGGCCCGGTCGTCGGCCAGCGCGTTGACGTTCACCGTCAGTTCCACTTCGTAAAGCTCGCGCTTGCGGATCTGCTCCGTTTTCGTGCGAGTCACGGCCAGCTTGCGCCCCGTGCGCGTGTAGCGTTCCGGCAGGAACTGAATCTCCACACGGGGCCGCTCGATGGTCAGGTTGTCCTTTTTCACGATGTCGATAACGCGGCCTTCCGGCAGTCCGGCGGCCAGCGCCGCCCGCGTGATGGTTTCCGTGGCAAAGGTTTGCATTGACTCCGCTCCTATGCCTTGAAGGCCCCGGCGAGAAAGTCCGCCATGGTCTCCCGCACTTCTTCCATGTCTTCTTTGGAAACGCCCAGGTAGGGACGGGCGGGCATATCGACCTTGTGCCCCTTCCCGGTCTTGCCGCCGAGCTGGTGAATCCGGGCGTAGGGCAGATTGCTGCCCACCATGACCTTCTCCGGTGTGGCCGCGTAATCAATGGAACGGCGGAGAAAAGCCTTGTCCGTCAAGGTTTGGCCGCCTTCCTTCGCGGCCCGTTTCGACTTCGGCCATTTCTTGCCCGTCGGCTCTTCCTCAGCGTCAAAGCGTTTCAGCGTGCCGGAAACAAGCGCGTCGCCCACGGACTCCATGAGCGCCTGCGTGTCGCCCAGCTTGTGCGCCGCCTTGCCCAGCGCCTTGTCGAACCCGCCCCAGTTCAGGGATACGCCGTTTTTCACAGCCATACCTACAGCCCCCGCAGGTCAAAGAATGGCTGCCTGGAGAACACCGCCACGCTGGCTTCCTCCCGGTCAGGATTCGTTTCTTCCAGAGGGAGTTTCAGCTTGCCCCTGGCTATCTGGTCCAGAAGGTCCATGCAGTATTTCCACTGTTTTTGCAGGGGAATCCATTCATTGTCGCCGCTTTCTTCCGTATCCACCAGGGACGTGATGGCCTCCACCACGCGGTAGGCGCTGGTTACGGCGGCGATGTAGCGCACGATTTCCGGCACATAGGGCCAGGGCTGCGGATAGCGGTACGAAAGCGCGTCTCCGATTTCCCCGGAAACGGCCTCGATGGTCCGCTCCACCAGTCCGGGGTTCTGCTTCTCGCACGCCGCCACATATTTGGCGTGCAGAAGGTCAACGATGTGTTCACGGCTGCACAGAATCATGGACATGCCCTTTCTTCGCGTTTTGGAATAGTTTTAGAATAGTCTAAAAGTTTTCCCCTTGCCCACGCCCGCCCCGGAGAGAAAAACGCCTCTCCGGGGCGCACAGGGCGTTTTCCGCATTATGCCACCACCACGGCCTTGCAGACCGCCCGCGACGGACGCGCGGGCATGGGCTTGGCCTGCCCGATCAGCGTAATGGAGGAATCGTCGTCGCTCTTCACCGGTACGATGTGCAGGGGAACGGCGGCATTGTTGGCGGAAATGGAATCAATGGCGCAGTACCAGATGGTGCCCGGCACATCCACGGCCACGCCCATCAGCGTTTTGGCATCCAGCTTGGGTACCCATTCCCCGGTCATGGGCGCGGGGTAGGTTTCGTCCATAAAGCGGATGACGTAACTGCCGATGCGCACTTCGCCGTCGCCCAACTTGATGCCGATGGGCGCGTCCTGCGCCGTGGAGCGGTAGTTTTCCGCCATATCCAGGAACACGGCGGCCACGTCCTCACCGCACATGAACTCCACCTTGCCGCCGATGCCCGCCATGCGGATTTCCTGCTGCATGGCGCGCAACAGTCGGTACACGTCGGAAAGTTTGCTCGTACCCGTCAGCTTTGTGGCAAGCTCATGAGTAAGCGGCGCGCCGTAGTCGATGCCGTAACTTTCCGAGCGTCCGCCCGGAAGCTGCACCGGCCAGGCCAGTTTGCCCGTGGTCAGCACGCCCGCGCACATGCCCTCTGTCGTCGCGTGGACGGCCTGCCGTATCTGGTCTACCTTCCGCGTGCGCCATGCCTCAAGCGATGCCTGGTTGCCCAGGAGAACGCGCAGATCGTTCAGCTCCGCAGCCGTCACGGGTACCTGAACCTTGATGGGCAGGGGCGCGAAGAACTGCGTTTCGATGGATTCATTGTCCAGAGGAACGGGCACGCCGTCACGGCGCACCACAGGAACGGTCTGCACCACGGCTTTCAGGTCCGTAATCCCCAGCATGGAAAGAGGATGCGTCGGGCGCTGTTTGAAAAAGCGGTCCATGATGGTGCTTTCCAGCGGCGGCAGCGTCTTGAGCGACTGCGCCACCGCCTGCGGGGCAAAAATGCCTTTCAGATTCGCAAGCATAGTTTTTCCTATGGTTAGATGTTGTTCAGGCTAAACAGCATAGATGCCATGTTCGGAAAGCTGTGCGATTCGCACGTCGGTCAGCGCTTTTCCGTCGCCCGTTGTGAGAACGCGGTTCTTCACGCCGCCATGCACCACGCACAGCGCGGAGCTTTCGCCGTTCTCGCCCGTAGGGTCGCAGGGCGTATCCACCACGGCCACGGGAAGCACCGTGGCTGCGTCCGTGGAAAGCAGCGGCTCCCATGCCGCGCCCACCACGGTGTCGCTTTCGTCGTCATCCCCCATGACATCCACCCGCTTCATGACCGTGCCCACGGGAATGGCGGCGGTCTTCGCCTTTGCCGAAAGCGGCAAATGGTGCAGCACCACGGGATGGTCGCCGGTCGCCGCCCGTTCCCCGGAGAGCGTGTGTTTGCCCAGATAGCCTTCATTCATGGTTTATCTCCTCTGGCCTACAGTTTCGCCGTCAGTTCGGCGGGATTGAAGTTGTCGGACTGGCCGCCCGCATGAGCGGGAGGCGCGGAAAATTCCGCGCCGCGTTCATCAGCGGACCGGGCTTCCAGGTCGCGGAAATAGCGTTCTTCCATGCTCAGTTTTTCCGTCCTGCCGTCCGGGGCCGCAAAGTCCACGGTTCCGGCCTGCGTCGCCAGCCTGGCCGCAAAGTCCAGCACGCCCGCCTTCTCGGCGGGCTTTACCTTCCCGGCCTTCACCAGCGCCGCCACTCGCGCTTCCCGGCGCTCGCCTTCAATCTTGCCCCGGTACGCGGCAAAGTCGGCGCTGGCCTTTTCCGCCTTCTGTTCCGCCTCGGTTTTGGCGGCTTCCGCCTTGTCCTTTTCCTGCTTGTGGGAGTCGGCCTGCTTTTTCAGGCTCGCGTTTTCAGCGCGCAAAGCCTCAAGCTGGCCCTGTAACTGCCCGATCTGCCGCTGCAATTCTTCTACTGTCATGGTATCTCCTTCGCCGCGCGCGGCGGCAAAATCCACGGTTATGGCGTCGCCGCCGTCTGCAAATTCCACCGCCGCCAGCCCGTCTATGGCGGGCTGTTCCGCGCCCAGCAAAGCCACATGCCGCAATGTCACCAGGTCGGGCATGAGGCTCATGCTCACATGGCGGTAGTGTCCCTTTGCCACCAAGTCCCGGACCTGTTCGGGAACCTGCGAAAAATTCGCGTAGAGCCGTCCGCCCTCGCTTTTCAGCTTTTCCACCCAGCCATAGGCCGGGGCCTTGTCCGTCTGCGGATGCCCGAACGTCAGCGGCGCGTCCCGCCTGGCCGGGTCATAGCTGCGGGCTATGGCGTCCA